TGTAGCGTCTTGCTACCTCTGGCAAGCTATCCCAATCAAGTAAACGTATTTGGTTTACTGTCAGGTCACTTGTAAAAGTTGTTGTATTATTCTTACGGTCGAACAAGGTCGCTCCGCGTTGAACAATATCTAATGATGTGTCAATGGGGTCAAACTGTATGATGTCGGCAGGGATGGTAATAGCACCGCCTACAGGTGAATACTTTACATCTGTCTCAGTATTAAAATGCCACCCTTCTGATTGCACCTCTTTGCTCACTTCATTAAGTGCAGCTAAAGCAGCAGACACAGACACGGGGCGTGCTGCGGTGTCACTAATGCTATTCACAGGGGATTCACCGATGTGACTTAACATTGAGTTTACTGCTTCAAGTTGGGTAGTATATGTAGCCATTATTATTTATCTTTCTTTTTAGGAAACCCCTTCTTCATATTGTCGTAGGACTTCTTGGAGATAGTAGATTTCTTCTTGGTGCGGCTAATGCCTAGTTTCTTGCGTCGGTTAATATTTTCGTATAGGGACATAATTTAACATTTTCGTTTCATAAAATAAAAAAAGCCCCCCAAGGGATTAACCAAGGAGGGCTTTGACTTAAGAGGGTTTAAGCAGGAAGAATCTTCACTGAACACTCAGGGCGAAGGACACCGTGACCCATTGCATACTTAGCAACGAATAGTGTACCTTGACGCTCAATTTGGTACTCGGACTCTGTAGCGAGGTCGAGAAGCTTAACTGTACCAATAGCTTCCTTAGTACCAACAAGGATACCGTGTTCACCACTGTTGTTAAGCGTAGAGAAGTTACCATTGTAACCTACTCCGCTTCCACCGAATACATCATTGTTTGATGAGCCATCATCGTTGTCAGCATTGGTTTGGTCATTAGAACCTCCAGTGCCAGCAGCAGAGATGTTGCCTTCAGCGATAACTTCTAGGAAGTTGCTGCTCTTCTTGAGTTGGATACCTGCAACTTCAACTACAGTGCCTTTAGCAGCATCAGCAGAACCACCAGAGGTGTCCTTGTTGATAGCAACATTATCAGCAGTCAATAGCTTGTAGTATTGAGCAGGAGTAACGATAGCGTAACGTCCTTCACTTGGAGCGTCTACTTCGTCAAGCTTAGTAGCAGCCGCATAGAGTGCGTCGATGATACCAGCAGTGGTGTTAGTAGTTGCGCCTGTGATTGAGTTACCACCAGCTTGTGGAGCAGAAGCGCCTGTACCAGCAGCAGCGAAGAGAGTCTTCATTGTTGCTATGTCGAAGCGTTTTGCGAGAGCCTTACCAAGTTCAGAAGCGTAGATGCTACGAACGTCGTAATGCTGTTTGAGTTCATCAATGTTGGCGATGAATGTGGATGATATAAGAACATCATCAATAGTGATGACACGCTCGTTCATTCCGATTGTACTC